AGTGCCTGATGAAATCAAACAGCAAATTCTTAGCAAATATAATGGTAATGTGATTGAAGGCGGCCGTGAAAAATTATTGAATCTTTTCATTGCCAAAAGAATGAAAATGTTGATAGAAGTTTTAGAGGAGTTTTAAATGAAAATTACTTTGTTGCCTTGGTGGGCGATGCTGATTGCTATTATTTTAGTAGCACTTTTTATTATTGGTTTCCCTTGGGCGATTGTCTGGTCAATCAATACATTGTTTGGACTATCTATTCCATACACACTTGAGACATGGTTAGCCGCATCCGTTCTCGCTTATATCTTTGATAAGAGTATTACAATTAAAAGCAAGGCAAGTTAATGATTGAAAAAATTTATTTAGATATGGATGGCGTAATCGCCGACTTTGACAAACGATGGTTTGATGTTTTTGGTCGAACACCACTAAAGTCGAGAGACAAAAAAGAATTTAGTGGCGATTGGGAAAATTTTATCAAAGACAAGAACTTTGAAAAACTTGATTGGTACGAGGGTGGACAAGAACTACTATCTTATATCAAAAAACTAAATGTTCCTGTTGAAATTTTATCTTCAAGTGGTGGTAAAAAATTTCATAGTGAAGTCGAAACTCAAAAGAAAGTTTGGTTAAAGAAAAATGGTATAGCATACAAACCAAACATAGTAGCAGGTCGTAAATTGAAAGCAGAGTATGCATCACCTAAGGTTGTATTAATTGATGATACACCAGATGTTATTGATGGATTCAAAAAAGCAAATGGTAATGCAGTATTACATAAAAATGCAAAAGATACAATTGAGAAGTTAAAACAATTAGGTTTATGATTAAGTGGTTGAAGTATTCTGGTGTATGGATTACAGTTGTTGTTAATCCTCTTCACTGGCAGATGAGAGCAGACACAATTAGACCAGATGAACTAAACCCTAAACTTTATGGGGTTGTAGTGAATCTAGGTCCTATTGTTATTCGTATAATTGTAGATGACGGGAGTTGGTAATGAGCATAGAACAAATAGTTATTGCTACAGTTGCTTGGCTTATAATGATAGCGATTGTATACAGGCATAGTGGATTTGAAAAAATTCGTGATTGTTATTTGATGTGGACAAAAAAAGAATATTGGACTGATTACAACACAGTAGAATTTCTTTCTTGGACAGCAAAAGCAATTATTATTGTGCCAGGTTTGATTTTTGGAATCAGTATTTGGTGGTTGTATTTTCTAACACTTTTTACAAGTTTAACATTAATTTGGGCAAGCAACAAAAAATTGTTGCCGACACTTGTAGGTTTCAATACACTATGGGCGTGGATTAGTTGTATGGTGTTGGCACAGCATTTGATTGGATGATATGATTTTAAAAGTTGTAGATAAAATTCACACAGGCATTGAAGACGCTCTCATATGGGCAATGAGAGACTATCAATCTCATCCGGTTAGATTTTTGATTGAAATCTTAGCGTGGATTCTTAGCATTGGTTGTTCTATTACAATGGCATTGACTGTTCCGAATCCTCCGCTATTGATTCTTTATCCTGTTTGGATTGCCGGATGTGCGCTATATTCTTGGGCGGCATGGAGTAGAAATTCCTTTGGAATGCTTGCAAATTATTTGTTATTGACTACAATAGATACTATTGGTTTGATTAACATGATGGTGAGATAAATGATTAAAATTGAAACAGGTGTTGAATTGCGCTTTCAAGATGCGGCGGTCATTGAGGTAGTTCCTGTTGACCCCGATTTTAGCGATGATAATTTTGGTGAAGTATTTTTGCGTGACCTTGTCCGTAACTATATAGATGATGTAAAAGGTTTTGGTGATGATTCTATCAAAGAACTGAATGATATCAAATCTGAATTTGAATCTTGTCTCAGAATAATTGTTGATTCTATCTTAGAAGAATCAGAACCAAACACAAAATTTTCTTGTATGGTTGAAGAAGACCCTGAGACAGGTGAGGCAATCATTCAGTTGCCTGAAGAAAAAATGAAAGAGATGGACTGGCGGGCTGGTGATTCATTACAGTATACATTAACAGAGAACAAACAAGTCGAGATTAGAAACATATCTAGAGAGCAAAGACAACAAAATGCTAAAGAAGATTGAAAACTATCTAAAAAATCGTGCTGGTATTCCAACACCCACAGCAGAAACTTGGAGTGGTTGGCGCAGACATGATGAAGAATATAAAAATAAAGCACCGCTAACACATGCGGTGTTTAACATTATTGATTATATCGATACAAGAATTCATTGGTGGATTGTGAATCCTGTAACTGATTTTTTCTACGGCATTCGTTGTCGATTTATCAGTCGCCCTTGGATGGCAGATTCTAAATTGAATCGCTATCAATGGATGGACAAAGATACTTTGATTCTTCACTCTAACTTTGAAACACTTGTTGATTATGTTGAAGTTGAACTTGCGACATACGGGTTTGGTCGTAGCACAGATAATAAATTACTTGAGTTGTGGAATCATGTTCCAATTTTGCGTTTCTTCAGACCAGAAACAAGAAATGTTCAACACGGATTAAACTACTTGCGTTGGTGCGCTAAACTTGCAAAGCCATACAGCAAACACTATGAAGAATCTTATGTTGAGAATGGTAAAGCAAAAGAAGGTTCGCAACCTTGGTGTGCCGAAGAGGCATTTGAACTATACAAATGGTGGAAAAAAATTCGACCAAAACGACCAGACCCTCATGATGCAGGTGGTTGGACAGAATACTGCAAAAGAAAAAGAGATAGCGGTCAAGATTTGCTAGATGACGATAATCAAGATGATACTAGTGAAATTCACAAAAAATGTTTTGAGCTTGAACAGCAGTATGAGAAAGAAGATACAGAGATGTTGATTCGTTTAATTAAAATTCGTAAATCATTGTGGGTGTAACATGCCATTATATCTAGTAGAGACAGTTTCAATTTTTCGCCAGCGTTATGTTATTGATTGCAAATCAGAGGAGCATGCGAATGACACAGTAGTATTCAATACTACAGGCGGTGCTGAAAGTGAGTTTAAAGAATTTTCACAAAAACATGTGGGTGAAGAAATTGTAAGCACAAGAGAAATTACAGAGGCAGAGGCATTACAATTATGTGATAAAGATAATGATTATGCCAAGGTTTGGAATGATGAACACAAGAAAAATGTTTTCTTTACAGTTGTTAGTTATGGAGGAGATAAAGAATGAAATACATATTTAAACAAATCGACACCTATACTCCGTCAGAGACCACAGTAGAGTTTACTGCCGATACATTAGAAACAATTTTAGAACAATTTCATTTTTTTCTGAGAGGTTCTGGTTTTCAAACATCTGGCACTTTAGACTTCATTAGAGATGAAGATGAGTCCGAGTATTGCCCCAAATTTGAACCCGCCGAAGAGCATTATGAAGATGAGGTGGGTCACAGTCCTTCATATTACGATACCGACAGAAATAAACCTTTTCCGTTCTTGAGAGAAAATTTCTTGAGTGACAAATGTTATGTGTGTGGTTTGACTAGAGAGCAATTAGGTACCGCCACTTGTTTTGATACAAAATGCCCACTATCTCCAAAGGTGACATGATGCCATACGATGAAGAGTTTGTAGAACTTGATTTGCTTTGCGGAGAACTACGCAGACAGAATTCAGAATTATTGAAACGAAACGAAGACCTTCATCATAAAATCTCCGAATTATACAGTAAAATTCGTGAACTTGAGGCACAGGTTTATGGTGGTTCCGTCAAGTGAAAACTTGCATAAATATGTGTATCACATTATTTTGATGATTTAAGGAGATAAAATGCGTTTGAATTTGCATGAAGTTTTGATGGAAGTATCTAAAGTTGAACATAAAGCGGACAAGATTAAAGTCTTGCAAAAGTATCAAAACAATGTTCCATTGAAAGAACTTTTGAAGTTAGCATACGATAAAGCGGCAGAGTTTGATTTACCTGAGGGTGACCCACCATATAAAGCAGACAAAACCGTGCCAGTTGGAATGAGTGAGACAGACCTCTATAATGAGTTGCGCCGTGTTAAGCGTTGTTTAAAGAATGACCCATTGCCTAAAATTCGCAAAGAATCAATCTTCATTGAGATTTGCGAAGGCATACATTGGACAGAGGCAGAGTTACTAATCGCAATTAAAGATGGAAAGTTGGCAGATAAATATCGTGGAATGTCACGCATTTTGGTGAAAGAAGCATTTCCTGGTTTGCTACCAGAAGAACCAAAAAAATCAGAAAAACAAAAAGAGGAGTAATCCATGGCAGTCACAAAGACAATTCTTGCTAATACACACTTTGAAACCGTTGTGCTATTACAAGGTTCAGGTACAGGAACAATCGATTTACAAACAGATTGTAAACTTGCTAATGAAACACTACAGGCAACCCAAACCGTTAACATTAATGAGATTGGACTTGCAGGCCTACAGGCATCATTAACAATCACTAGAAACTCAGAGCAGATTTTTAAATTGTGGGCAGATGGGCAGTTTACAAAGTATGATATCTATTCGAACAACCCACCATTAAAGCGCCAAAACACTTTCGATATTGATTACAATATGCCGGTCGAATCAACAGCAATCATTAAGTTATCTAAAGTAGGTGGCTACGATGGTCCTCCTGGAGTGAATCCAGACCTCTAATTGATACAATTTTTGTGATGTTCCACAAAACAATTATTACAAGGAAACATCATGGCAGAAGAAACAGAAGTAAAAAAACCCGCCGAAGACTGGATGCAAAAGAAATGGCGTCCGGCAATGGGTTGGACATATATGATTATTTGCTTTTTAGATATGGCAATATTTCCAATTCTTTGGAGCATACTACAAGCAACAATGGGGCAGTCAGTCACACAATGGAATCCTCTAACGCTACAAGGCGCAGGTTTATTCCATGTGGCAATGGGTGCCGTGTTAGGTATCGCCGCATTTGGTAGAACTCAAGAGAAAGTTGCGGCGGCATCTACAGCAACACCACCGCCAGCAGTAACAGGTGCACCGATGCCAGTCGCAACAGCATCACCATTTACAGCGCCAGCAACAGCACCCGCACCAACGGTACCTGTAGTTGCACCACCGATAGCAAAACCTTTTGCATAAGGAGATGAAATGTTAGACACACTTTTTTGGATAGCAGTAGGCGCTTTTGTTGGGTGGAATCTTCCACAACCCTTTTGGGCAAAGATGATACAAGAGAAAATACAATCAATTATTGCGAAAAAATAACATGAACGAAAAAACTCCCACCTATACTTTAAGACAAAGACTTTTAGAAATATCGTTGGGAGTTTTTTTAATTGCACTCCTACTACTAACATCAGGTTGCGGTGTCATACCTCAAAAGCACGATGGTAGTTTGGTTTCTCATTATGTAGAAGCAAGATATGAGTTTGGTAAGTTGAATTGTGATAGAAAAGAAGAGTGGAGCAATGCATATCAAGCAGTTGCGAAGTTACAAATCTATGCAGACACAAGAGCGGACAATAACGCCGCTAACATCAAAGCAATCAAAGATAATCTAGACAAAGCAAAAGCGACAAAAAGCACACTGGTCTGCCAGAATTACATTAAGTTAACTGAGCAGAGATTCGAACTATTAGAGAAGGTGTATAAAAACAGATGGTAAATGCAATCGAACAATTACAGGCAATCGCCGTTGGGCAGTCAGTAGAAGCAGAAATCGCCAGACTGATTCTAGAATTTCATCTACAATATCAGCGTGGAGAGATTACAAAGGTAGAATATGATTTTCTACTTACAGAGACAGAGGCAATTCGAAAAGAAGACATGAGAACTTCCGCCGAAAATCTAGTTACGAATGTATTTGAATTAGGTAAGTTACTAGCGTAATAATATGGCAAATATTAAAACATTTAAAGAATACACAGAGTGGGGCACAGACGAAGATGTGCGAGACAAGGTCAGCAAGACGCCTGGTCAAAAACTCCCATTTGAAGAAATCACAGAGGACATGTTGACAGACAT